TCGTAATCGGGGTTGTAACGTTGGTGTCAGGCTCGATCTCTCTGAGCTTACGGAGAGACTCTTAACAGCACTCGGAGCTAAGGGTCGATTCGTCGGCCCTGGCCCCTGTGAACTCGGGTGGCTTAGTTCTACTACCACTCGAGAAAACAGGTTCGCGATAGACTATCTCGCGACCGAGCTCTTTAGCAAATTTGACGATGGTTCTCCATCAACTGCTAAAAGAGAGCGTGCTGTGCTGCGTTTTATGGAAGGCGAGCGTTTATGCTCCCTTACCAACTGCTGCTTTGGTCCCAACTCTGCCGGGCAACCGCCCGAATGGTTGGACCCCTTATCTGACAAGGATGAGGCCGGCGAGTTTTATTTCGCCGTCTTTAGCCGGGCTCGTAGTGTTATATCACGAATCCTCGGTGCTTGGCCAGGTTATGAAGGGGTGCTGCAGTACGCTGACTATGGCCCGGGTGCAACCACTAGGTTGTCGCGCCGTCATAGCGATCGAGCTAACAAGTGGGCAGGTCGCCCACATGTTTCACCATTTTCCACGAGTCCTCTTGAGGTGGTCTTTTCCACCTACCCGCTCTTAAAACAGCGGTTGCAAGAGCCGGGCTACGAAATCGTGGCCGGGAATAAACTCGATTGGGTTCCGAAGAACTATAAGGTGGACCGTACGATCGCCATTGAACCTGACTGGCAGATGTTCTTGCAGAAAGGTATCGGTGGTCTGATTCGGCGTAAACTGAAAAGAGTGAAGATTGACCTTGACAACCAGGAAACAAATCGCTTCCTGGCGGCCATTGGCTCGATAGACGGATCGCTCGCCACGCTAGATCTTAGTATGGCTAGTGACACCGTGAGCTACCGGCTAGTTGAGTTCCTCCTTCGCCCCGATTGGTTTGAGGCACTAGAGCAGTGTCGATCCCATATCGGATTCTACCGCTCGTATGATGGCGTTGAGAATGCCGTCCTCTACGAGAAATTCTCGTCAATGGGCAATGGTTACACGTTCGAACTCGAGTCGTTGATTTTCTACGCCTTGGGCCGAGCGGTTTCTGAGCTCACTGGTGAGACGGATCATCGCCTGTATGTGTACGGTGACGACATCATTTGCCCTTCGGGCATGGTGCCGTACCTTACTCCCGTTTTACAGCGGGCCGGCTTCGTAGTCAATGAGGAGAAAAGCTTTTCCTCAGGTCCCTTCCGCGAAAGTTGCGGAGGTCACTACTTTGACGGGTGCGATGTTACACCGTTCTACATCCGGGAACCGGTCGATTCACTTGACCGACTTTTCCTTCTTCACAACAACCTATATCGCTGGTTTAACCGTCACGAATATGTTTGTGACGGCGACAGCGTGAGGCAGCTCCTTAATTGGGTCCGCTCTCATGCTCCGCCGAAATGGCGGCGCCCTCGCCTTCTCAGCGAGGATGTAGGTGACGGCGCCTTCATCGGGTCTTTTGATGAAGTTCTTCCGCGGAAATGTTCTTACCGTGGAAAACGCGCCGGTTGGGAAGGCTGGATCACTAATGTGCTCCAGTATAAGAAGCGCACGCCTCGCGGCGGCGCCCGGATGGGAGAGCCTGCTTCTGAATTCCCTTGTGGAAGCGGACCGGACCTTGCGTCTCTGTGGTCAATAGAGAAAGCACGGCCACCGCGCCTTTTCAGTCATAATGACTGGTGGCTTCGGATGATCTCGTCGCGAGACGATATCGACGGCACGCTAGGGGTAGCCAGAACGGCCCCCTCCTCGATACCACACTCCGAAAGGACGTGGTTCGTAGGACTCCAGGTGTTACCCTGGGAGATCGGTTCGAGCTGGTGGTAGTGCTACA